GCTCAGGCAGCCGTTATCAAGGCGATTAAGGAGGGTAAGACCAACGTTGACCTCAACGCCCCAACCACTCCGGATAATACGCCAGGCGGTTCTACCCCAGGTGGTTCAAACACCGGTCAGACCGGCAGAGACGGCCAAGGCTCTGAATCAGGCGGCGGTACTACCGGCAAGGACGATACTGGCGACGGCCTTGAATAGACCAAGGATAGACTGGCTAGGGTGCTAGCCCCTAGTCCAGCCTATCCGCCCCAAAAAATTCAACATTCAACACTCAACATTCAACATTCAAAAAAGATGAAAGCGAACACTTGGAAAACAATTCTTCAGATAGCCATCAGCATACTGACCGCTATCGCTACTGCAATGGTCAATGTTCCTACATTATAACGTATTGATTATCAGTGATTTGCAAGATACGTTAAAAATTACTAACGAATAGTGGTATTTATCTTATGAAATAATGGGGCTTGGGACACTTTCAAAAAATACCTCGCGGTAAAGCAAAGACCGAGGGCGATAATCAGCTGATATTCAATGAGTTAGACCATCCCCCACTTATAAATAAAAAATATAAGGCTTTGATAGTCAGATACTTAGGCATATTCATGTTTTTTGTATGATTCTAGGGGAAAGAAAGAAGGGATAACAAGCTAGAATCATTCTAACCCATCATCCCTTCAATTTACTTTAGGCTTTGTCATTGCCAAGCTTCTCTTGAACTTTTGTCTGTATGTCTATCAGACTGTTCTTCACAATCAGTGTCAATCCTAACAATGCCATTGCAGTTGCTAAAAACTCCCCACTTGCTCCCAAAACGGATGCTCCAACTTGGAGTGTCATGAAGAAGCATGTGAAGACAAGGACAACTGCTGCAAGGATTAAGAAACCTGCCATTAATATCTGGCTTTTCTCTTTGGCTGGCAAGTCATTCCACTTTCCAACTTTATTGATTATTGTATTTTCCATTTATCGTTATAAAGTACTTTGGTATATACCAATAAATAGTTTTTCAATAGCCATTATCCTATCATTTATATTTCAAACCAAATCTTACTAGTATCTTCATAGACATACTTTCTTACTTCATTTCTAGATAATTGTATTGTAGGACCATTATAATTTCTATCAGTACTGTTGTATCTCATGTATGTCACTCCATTGAAGTTAACCCAAGTTCTTCCTGCTTTAGCTATTACAGTAATTATCCGACCTGGCTTTGGGTTTGCAGGAAAATTAAGATACACATTATTACCTGTACTTACAATAACATCCATGCCATCTAATACGTCAAAGACATTAGGATTTGATTCTGTTGCATTGTAACCACTAGCCTCTACTGTAAACCCACCACCTAGTGTCTTGGACATTGTCACTGTTCCATGGTCATTGGTATGGTATGTTGTATGTGAGATTCCATCATCACCAACCTTCAAGATTTCATTACCCCATTTGGCAACAATACCATCTTGTCCGATATAGAAAAGCTTGTCAGCACCAATGACAGAGGCAATTCCATCCGTACCGATAGTTGTTCTTTGAGGGCTTTTCTTATTCAACTGATAAGTTTGCCCATTCTTGAAATACCATTTGTCACCAATGCTATATATGCCTTTCTTACCCCATCCATGTGTTGGGTCATCTCGCAAGTATTCAACTGGTCCAAACACTAAGTCACCTTTTATGCAGATACTGTACTTACCATCCTCAGTGACAGTATGCGTCCAATCAACGTTGGTGATGAACTTCCAATACAATTTAGCATGGTAAAGACCTTTTTCAGTTATATCCTTGCCATTTCCATCAACTTTAGACAATGCCCATCTTAGATTATGGTCTTTCTGTTGTGACCGTATACCCTTTGTAAGAGTGTAGTCTATTGCGACCTTGTCAACAAAATACTTGTATTGACCTGTTTCTGTACCAATAGGATAGGTCTTTATTTCTGTACCATTCTTCATTACAGAAACCCTAACATTATCAATGGCTACACACTTAGGCATGTTCTTGTTTGCGTCTTCTATATCATCAGTTGTTCCAATGAATGATGTATTACAGGCAATCTCTTCTGCTGAGGTTGAAACTGCATTGTATTTAGGCTTTATTGTATCACCCTTAGTGAAATCACCCAAGTCAATGATGTTAGATTGGACACTCTTCTTAGTACAATGCCAATTTGTAGTAAATTGATTGTTGCATACATCAGTGTTGGTGAAGGCATTCTTACCACTTGCTGTTCTCAAAGAATTAGCACTACCATTAGCATCCTTGAATGTACCAACCTTATGATTAGAAATGTTTACTCTCTCTTGATTGGTGTTATCATAGATAATCAAACCTGTATCACTCTTGTAAACATTCAGATTACCAATGATATTCGTGTTAGTTGCTTGGAGGTTGATTTGACCGCTTGTAATATCAATGCCTGTTTCTTGCAAATCATTGACAATCTTCATATATATGTTGTCTGCGTTCTGTCCAATCTCACTTACAGACTTCTTCAATGTTGTTATCTCACCACTATTGGCATCAGCCTTTTTGTCTATAGAAGATACAGTAGAAGTAAGGCCATCTGCTGTTTGCTTTACCTTGGAAATATTCTCGGTATTAGTGGTTACTCTACCATCCAAACCTTCTATTGTCTTAGTGTGTGAATTTACTGTACTAGATATGGAATCAGCCTTTTGGTCTAAGGTTGAATAGTTATCCTTTACTGTCTTGGTAAGTGCTGTTATGGTGTTGTTGGTGCTTGCCAAACCATTCTTCAAGTCAGAAATGCTAGTTCCTTGGGCTGTTATTATCTGTGTGTGTGCTGAAACTGTAGCCATAATACCATCAGCCTTTTGGTCTAATGTACTGTAATTATTCTTAACAGTTTGTGTCAAGGCTGTTATGGCGTTGTTGGTGTTAGCAATGGCTGCATCTGTGGCTGTTTTGTTGTCATCAACCTTCTTACTTACCGTTGAAATTGACGTTTCTGTATTGCTTACCCTTGTTTTGATACCGTCAATTGTTTGGGTAAGGTCAGACGTTTTATCACTCACACTTGTGGACAAGTCATCAATCCTTGTATCAAGGTTTTTGCCTGCATTGTTTAAGTATGCTCCCTTGAACTGATTCAATCCCTTTGAAATGACATTAAGCCTATGGTTTTTAAGAGAATAGTCATTTATCCCTTCATATTGTGCTAAGGATGGGGCTTTAATCTCTGGGTCTAGATACCCATCATTGTAGGCAGATATTATAATTGCAGCTTGCCTGTCTTCTTTAGTTCTATTACCCAATTGTACTATATTATCACCTTGCTTTGGAGATTTAACTGAGTATTTATCCTTATCCGTCTTGGAAAGGTCTACATAGAAGAAATCATCACCATCAATTGTGACGGTTGAATCTGAAACGCCCACGCATAAACGCCAATAGTAGGTATTGGAAACATTATAGGAAGTTCCTGCTGCTGCATTGAACGTTTGACAGATTATTTGGTCATCCTTCTCAAACTCTTGGTATATCTGTTTCTTGCCATCACTAGCCTTGAAGTAACAGCGGAAACGGTCTGATAACTCATCCACATGGTGTATTTCAGCACTTGCAGGAGTTATAATAAGCCTTCCACCTACAGCCTTAACCTCATCAATCACCAACTTGAAGAAATGGGCTGCTTTTGTTACCTCTAGATATTCTGTGGTGATTTCCTCTGACATGAGTGACTGAATATAACCGCTTACAGCTTGGAGTGTCTGCGTCTCAAATTGGTTGGTTTTAATCAAGCCATTATTGGTGATTGTCTGTGATGTCAGTGTACCAACGTTCTCTGTCTTGGCTGTTACGTCTCCCATATTGGCATTAATAGAAGTCAGGTTGTCAATTGAGGCTGTTTCTGCTGATACTCCGCTAGATGTGACTGCAAAGGCGTTTTTCCTAGTATCTTCATCCTCACCAACCCCAACTGTAAAGACTGTTTCACCACTTATGCTTTGGTTGTACTTTCCTACTGCTGTTTCATCGTCATTAATAGCTTGTAGGCTATGGTTTTTCTCAATGACTGAGTTATTTCCTTCTCCCTTTTCCCATAAGATTTGGGTTTTAAGGGCATAAGGCTCTAGATTTACGCTAGGTGCAGAAGAGGAAGTGTTTGAGTATATTCCACCCCCATTGCCACCTAATGTACGTGTACCACTCTGTGCTGTTTTGCTTTGGTTAAATTTGATAATCTTCATTACATCAATCCTTTATTTTTTCTCAATTAATGTTAGGTTTGTAGAAGCGTTTTCATAGTCAATATCCATTTGGTCAATTATGAATTGCTTGTTACTCATAAACTTCTCCCTTACTCTAGTGAATGGTGAGAATGGTGACAGCTTGGTTGTCATTGACAATGATATTGAAGGCGTTGAGTATTGGTTGACCAAGCGGTAAATCATGTGTTCCTCTTGCCTTAGCTTTCCAAACTGTGGCGCATCTTTATCACTGTTCTCCCATGATAGTTCACCCTCTTCCAATGCCTTTACATAGGTGTCTTCTAGATACTTGAAAGTTCCATCAGCGTTTTTCCATGCAACAGCAGAAAAAGACGGTTTCTTGTTATCAAAGGTGCTTATCTTCCAAGTTATATCATCTAGCTCATTGGTGTATTCCTTATTGATGATGTTTGTATATACTGTATCAGTGTCAAGCTCCCCACTGAAGGTTGGGTCTCCTATTATTGCTTGTATGTCAAAATCCTTTAAGAAAACCCTACTCATCTTGTAATACTGTCCCTTGTTGTCACCACTCTTGGTTGAATGAAAGTTAGGGTCAAATGGGCAATACAAGGTAAACTGTGGCTGTCCTGCAATAACACCATCATTTGGTGCTTTAATGCAATAACCCTCTTTATCTAACCCCAAACGCCATGATACAGTGTTGACAAATTTGTTATCTTTGAACATTGTCGCATCAGCTCGTCTGTCTCCTTTACTTGCACCCTCCACAATATAAGGTATCTTGAAAGTAGATTTGCTTGCTGTCCAACTTTTTCCATTCCAATACTTATCACCCCATTTAAGGCTAGCCAAGAGGTATGCTTGTCCGTCATCAATTGCGTATCTTCCTTCCCTAATATCTGCCTGTGTCTGTGGGATAGGGTAAGGGTCATCATCAAAGACATGATATTGATAGCTTCCTGTAATCAATAGATAAGCGTTCTTCCCCCCAAAAAATGCCGTTGTGTCACTTGAATTTGTCTGCAAGAATGGATAATTAGCAATGTTGTTTGATGATATATGGTTATCTAGTGGATTGAGCATGCAAAGATAATTGGAGAAACTAATATTTGATACCTCATTCTTACTCATCCAATCATCAAAGGTTATTGTGCCTCCTGTCAACGCCTTGAAATAATAGTCCCAATAGGAATATGAATTATTCAACTGCTTAACAAAGAACTTTGCTATGACAGCACCCTTGTAGCTCTTACTGTCAGTGTAATTCATGGTCTTGTTGTACTTGCCGCTGTCATACCTATAACAAATGTAGTTTGGGTTCTTGTAGTACTTAACACCAACCGCATTGTAGGCTTGGAACTTCTTTTTCTGCGGATTGCATGTCCTGTCAAGCATCATTATCATGTTTTCGCTAGTCTTGCTTCCTAGACTGCTGCCTATAACTTCACCATACATTCCGTTGTTCACATTGTCCGATGATTTCAAGGTAGCATCAGATGATGATGTGATATTCTCCAAGTTTTCATATACGCTAGGGATGATACTGTCAAAGGTGTAGTTGTCAGCCTTAATTGATACTTTGTTATAGGTGTCAATGAGTGAGACATTTTGATTGCTCTCAGCTATATCATCCCCTGTTATTGTGTAGGTGTTGCCAATGGTTACACTTTTCACTGTTTCATTTGAAAGCGCATATTTCCAAAATCTTGTTGCTCCGTTCTTGATAGCATCATAATCTAACATATAAACTGAATCGCCCCAAGCAATTGCGGTCATATTCAAGAATTGTGCAAGCTCCTCTAGAACATCTTGGCAAGTCCAAGCAACATCCTCATCAGTCTCTCCATCATTCTTATCATCAAAGAAGTTCTGTTCTGAAATGTAACAGCTTTTGATAAAATCATCAGTATTGCTACCTTTGGCTATTGCTAGTGAATCCTGTATGTAGATATATTGGTAACTGTCACATTTCTTAACCAAGTACTTTAACAATCCTATGAAGCTCACAACACTCTTGCTGCCACTGATTGGGCTATACTTGTAATATTGGAGTGTTGAAAGTCCATCAATTGCATTCACTTCAACCTCAGTTTCATAACCTTGATAATCTTGATTGAACGTTGAAGGTTCTACATATCCTGTCCACACAACATTATTGTCTTCTCCAAGTAGTTCAACCTTCGTGTCATGTGCCTTTGAAGAATAGATGTCATAGTGCTCATTTTTCTCCATGTACTTGATTGTTGCTGACTGATACTTGGCATTCTTGTATAGGGTATCACCATCAGAATCCATTGAAGTGGTAAATGGTGGCGTTCCAAGGGTCAATGTTGTAACCATTGAAGCATCACCATTCGTTGTAATTCTGACTATATATTGCTTATCATTAATATCCTTGAAAGTTCCTTTGTAAAGCATTTTACCTAACCTTACTCATCTTAGTGTTGTAATTTCTTAATGTTCCAACTAGATTCTGTCCGCTGATTCTGAAATCAACCTTTCCTTGGGTGTTGCCAATCATTGCAGCTCCACCGTCTAGAAGGTCAAAGAGCCTTGCTTGCTGAGAGTTGTTGAGAATCATTTCTCCTGCATTAACCCTTGCAAGTTGCATGTCACCACTAGTTGTTGCACCTCCTATAATACCACCGTTGGAGAATCCTTGAATGGTAGAAATCATGGTTGCCAAAGTTCCAAGTCCTGCTCCGACAAATGCCAACCAACCAAAAGGACCAAGAGCTGCTGCCTGTGCGGATGCGGTTGCAAAACCAAGTACACATTGACCAATTGCAGCCATGATTGCACCAGCCTTTGCAATAGCTCCATTACCTGCGATTGTTTGAAGGGAATCTCCAAGCATCACAAGCCCTGCTGCTGCTGCCTCTGTTGTACTTCCACCGTCTTGGATGAACTTAGCCAACTCAGCAAATCTTGTTGCAAAATCAGCTATCTGACCGCCATATTGGTTTCTTATGCTATCAGTGAGATTCTTGAACTCTTCCTCAGTCCTTTGGGTTTCCTCCCTTACCTTCTCCATGCTGTCAGCAATGGTCTTTGCAAAATCATCCAATTCATCTTTTTTTGGAAGACCTAGACTAACTCCAAGCACGCCATTCTTTGGTATTTTCATCTTGGACAAGTCATTGTCCTTTATTGGAGAGTTTTCAGCATTCTTGTAGGAGTTGAATTTGAAGTTTCCTATCTTGTCCTCAATCTTGCTTACTGTCTCCATGGCTTGGTTGTAAGCCTCTTCACCAACTGCATTTGAAGCTGCCTTCCTTGCAGCAGACAATTCCTTCTCTAGTTCTGCTAGACTTCCCTTTGGGATGATTTCTGTATTGGTGTTTGTTCCACCACCGCCACCACCTCTATTGGTGTTACTTCTGCCACCGCCACCACCACCGCTTGGGATAGATGGGGTTGTTGCCTTTGGTGTCTCATAAGGGTTCTCATTCAATGATGCCCTATATGACTTGATTCTATCATTTGTCTGTGCCTTTTGATGAATCAGTGATGCTATCTCATTTTTAAGCTGAGCTTTTGTCTTCTTACCTGTCCATGTTGGATGGTTAAGTCTAGTTTGGAGTTCAGCAGATTTTTGTGATATTGCATTGTCAATTCTTTTTCCCCTAGCTACCTCGTAAGCAATACCCCTGCCAATGGTTTTCTTCCTTATGGCTTCCTTCTGCTTTTGGGTCTTGCCACCCTTGTTTCCCTTGTCGGTTGCGTATTTGAGGGCATTTTGTGTTGAGTTGCTATAATTGGCATCACCTACAGTAACATCACCTGCACTAGCTTTAAGACGTTCTATTGCCTTGGTCATGGCATCTATTGCAGAAGTGGTTGTATGAATCGCTCCCAAATACGCTGGTTTCAGCAATCCACCAATTGAGGCTTTGAAGGCTTCCCAATTATCAGTCATTTGAGCTGTCTTTCCTGCAATTGAATCAGACATATTGTTGACCATGTTATGGAACTTTCCACCCTCACTTGTAGCATCAATGAAGGCTTGCTCAATGTCTTGTACTGAGATAGCACCCTTGGAAACCTCATCAGTAAGTTCACCAATTGATTTTCCTGTCTTCTCTGAAATGATTTGTAATGGGTTGAATCCTGCATCCACCATTTGGTTTAAGTCTTCCTTGCAAACTCTACCACTTGCTGACATCTGTGAGAATGCTAGGGTAAGTGACTGTAGTTTATCCTTATCACCCATGGCAATATCACCAAGCATCTGCAACGTTGGCATTATCTTGCTACTAGACATTCCATAGGATAGCATCAACCTTGCAGCTTGTGCTAACCCTTCTGTATCATAAGGTGTGACAGTTCCATAGCTCTTAATCTCTGCAATCAATGCGCTTGCCTTTTCCTGACTTCCCAAGAGTGTTCTGAATGAGATTTCAAGCTGTTCAACCTTGCTTTGTGCGTCAATTGCCTCTCTTCCAAAATCAACTAATGCGCTTACAGCAAAAGCCCCCATGAACCCACCAACTGCTGCTTTTGCAGAAGAGAATTTCCCAATCAGTGAGCTTATTCCACCATTGGCTGTTGAAATATTGGAAGTGTCAATGTTAACCTTTGCCTTGGTCTTTGTCAAGGCTTCCATTTCATCCTTCACATTCTGCAAAGCCTTGATGTCTTGGATGCACTTCTCCTTTATGTCTAATAACTTACGCCCTGCATCTGTCTTACGTCCTTCTTCCCCAAGCTGTTGATACCTGTAGATAACATCCATGAGTGTTCTTTTGTTCCTTCCAATCTCACGGTTTACGTTGATGAATTTATCCTTGGTAATGCCTTGCTGTTTGTTGAATTTATTTAGAGATTCATTGCAAGTCTTCAACCCCTCTTGGAAGTTGGAATTATCAAGTCCTATTTTAATTACCGCTTCTGCCATTCTAAATAATATGATTATTAATCAATAATTGCTTATTCCTTTCCATCTCATCAATCATCTTCTGTCTCAACGCCTTGGTCATCTTAACGTCTGTCATCCTTGGCTTAGCCTTATATCCATCATCCCAAGGGAACTGCATTATGTCAGTTGGCTTCATCCTCTTGGTTGTGTGCGTTTGGGATTGCACGTACATCAATTGCCTAGCTATTTCCCAATCATTCTTAACCGCTAGATTAAGGTTATCCAATATTGGTTTAAGTTCCCACCTTTGCATTTCATCCATGAAGTAATGGATTGAGCAAACTCTATATTCTATACATAGAAGGGTAAAGAGCTTGGTGAACGTTACTTCTTCCTTGCCGTTGTCTTTTTTTTTGCTTCCTTGTTGAAGACCTCATTTTGTTTGCTAGTATCCGTCATCCATTCTGAAAACTCCTGCAAGATGCTTGGATTCTCATCAAGATAGTCCATAAATTCATCAAATGTCATTGTACCGTCATAGTCCTTTGAAGTGATGACACAACAATAGAAGTACACTAGAATATCTGTCACTGTAGATGGTGAAAAAATATGGTCTGTAATTTGCTCATAAGCAACCATTGCCCTAAAAGAGCTTTTCAAGGTTATTTCCTTGTCATTGATTATTACTTTCATTTGTATTTTCCTTTATATTAATAAATATAAAATCTATTGAAAAAAGAAAGGGGAAACACCAAATTAATGATGCTTCCCCTTATGGTTTTATGCTTTTTCTTCATTACCCTCAATCACTTCATTGGTGTCTTGGGTTATTGGCTTCTTCTCATCTGAGAATGATTGTGCTCTTCATTCACTTGGTGTAATACCACCCTTGATAAGTGGACCTACTCCTGTGAATGAAGCATCAAATGTTGCAACCTCACCGTTGTTTGCTGACAGTGAAACAGAATTTACTATCACCTTGCCATGGTACATATCATCTGCGCTTGTCCAATTAGCAGGTGTGCCTTCATAAAGACCCTCAGCATCAGTTGTGCCACTAGTAATAGTGTCATAGTTCCGCACAGTTGCAAATACAATCTCAATTGGAGTGTTAGCAACCATAACATCAATTAGCTTTGAGTAATCTGCAACAGTGAATAGGTTGCTTGCGCTTGCTGTCCATGAAATCTTTCCAAGCAAGCTAGATGCCCAACGTCCACTATCCTTGCTAGATATATCTACTGCATCAGCTGAAACTTCTACTGAAAGTGAAGTAGCCATTGCAAGACATGTTGGAGTTGCAGAAGCCTTATCCTTTACCCATAACTGGACTTTCTCGCCCATAATTATCTTTCCCATTAATGTGAAAATATATTACCTAATTAGTTATCTTTTTATATTATTGCCAAAAACTGCAAGTTTTGCACGTAATTGTCGTTTGAATAGTTCTCATAGCAATTTGAAAGCTCAATCCTCTTGAAATAGCCAGAGGTTCTTCCTTCCAAAAGTTGCCTTATCCTCTCGGCAATGTTGACTGTTGTGATATAGTCATTTGCCACAATGTTGACTGTGAATGAAACCTTGTCATCTGCCACACCTACCTTGTAGTAGGATGGTACAACTGATGATTTTGTGAAGGTTATGAAAGGTAGCTTAACATCTTCCTCAGCAACCAATGGATAGATGTTCTTTCCAACCATCTTAGCCAATGCCTCATCTTTTGAAAGGATTTGGAATATGTGTTTGTTTACTGAAAGTCCTGTCTCCATTAGTTATCATTAATTATCTTTGTCACTCCATCCTTAACCTTGTCAACTATAACGTTCTCAGCTTGTGGGATGGATTGCTTTGCGTTTTGGAAGAAGTTTGTAGCTTTAAGGCTTCCCCTATATCCCTTTCTAGTTCCCTTCTTATAAAGGGCTTCCATCTTCTTTGCACGGTTCTTCCTGCTTCCACTACTTACGCCATCCTTTGTGTACCTTGGTATTGTACCGCTGTCTAGCCACAAGTTCTTGTAGTAGGTTTGACCGTGGGATTGGGTACCTGCATAAGCATTTCCCCTTATATAGACCTTACCTTCATTTGAGGTTGGTGCAACTGATTTCTGAATGCCTTCTAGCATTTCATGCGAGTAATGTACGCCACTCCCTTTGAGGTTGGTTTTTGCCCTTTCTTGGATAACGTCAAGTGCATTGTCCAAAGCCTCACCGCATATATTCTGCATCTCAACGCTAGCTTTATCAAAAGCTCTCTTGACGTTGGTGAAATCAAACTCAACCATTACTCATCAATCTCCTCAGTTGTTATCACCTTCTTCATCTGTGTGCGGTCAAGCTCAATGGATAATATCCTGTACTTCTTTCCCATCCAATGTATCACGTCTGTCTCTCTCACATCCACATATTGGTGAACCTCAAACACCTTACGATACGGATAAGAAATTTCAGTGTTAACCAATGCCCTTGAACCTCCGTTACTGACAGCTCTTGCCCTTGTGCAGTACCAAATCTTGTACTCTTGTACCATTTCACCAAACTCATTCTGAGTGGTGATTGGGCGATATATATCAATGCTTTCCCTTAAAAGTCCACACCTCATTTGATACCTCCCTTCATTAATACTCACCTTGGTCAACATCATCAACGTTTACAACATGTGTGTAACCGCTGTCAGCCTCATTGTCCACGTCAATCCATGTGCCACCGCTGATTTTATGCTTCCTAATATCTGCAATATCATCAGTGTTCTTGTTTGCTTGGTTGTACAGTTTATTAAGCTCGTTGTAGAAGTAAATCCTATCCAATCCTTCCTCGCCATCATAATTCTGATAGAGGCTTAACAAGTACAAGTAGGATTGAGGTAACTCAGAAACACCTGTGAAGGCAACGGATTCCCTATTATTATAGTAATTGCCGACCAACAGTAGCATTGCTTGCATAAGGGTTGGTGGAAACTTCCCATGGTTTTTCAGCATGATAAGCCCAAATGAATCATCAATGTGGCGTTCTGTTACTTGCTCAGCTACATCCCCAAGAATCTTTAGATAATCATCATCATCATGGAAGTCTTCATCTATGTTAAGATGCTTCTTTATCAAGTCTAAGTTAAGATATTCCATTCTTGGTTATTCTTATTAAAAAAGGGTTTGCTGCCTTTGATACAGCAACAAACCCTGTGTTATATAATTGATGTATATGAAAGTAATTATGCCAACTTACCTGCAACCAACGTCTCTGGTCTTGCAACACCAAAGTCAACATACATGTTAACTACAAGGCGAACAGCACCCTTAGCTGCCTGTGTGTAAGGGTCAACAATCAAATCAAGACCGCTCCATGTACCGATAACAAGTGAACTCATGTCACCAAACAAGTAGTTAGAAGCAGGAACGTTTGAAGTATTGTATGCCTTTGTACCATCAACCTCACCGTTCTCATATACAAGTTCCGTTGACTTAACACCCTTAGCCATAGCCCTCAAAGCTGCCTTAGCCTTGTTTGAAAGGATATAACATGGCTCATTCAAGATGTTTGCATCCTCTACCTTTGCCTCATTTGCAACAAGTGTAGCAAAGTTGCTAGTTACTGCTGAATCAGGCTTAACTACTGCAAACACACCCTTTGGTTGAACTGTAGAACCACTGAAATCAGACAAGAAAGCCTCTTCCAACTTGCTGTTGATTGCGTTAACCAAATCAGTCCTTATTGCGTTCTCAACGTCAACGCTGTCCTGTGCCAAAAGCTCCTTTGATATGTCAACGTATGCTGTCAAGCGGTGTGGGGTAAGCTTCAAGTAATTGAAAGCACCTGCGCCATCCTTAGCCTCACCATTCTCATCCTCAAACGTTACGTTTGACTTTGACATAATAGGAATCTTAACGTCACTTGTCAAGTTACTGTAGATGGTAGCACCTGCCTGTGCAAGTACGTTCTTTGCACGCAATGGTGTTAAGATGTCAAATACGTCAGTTGCAACAACGCTCTCACCGTCTGCTGTAACAGAATGGATTGCCCTTACTTCATTTGTAGGGATAACCAACTGACCTTGTGCAGAAAGTCCTGCCTTCCTCATTTCGCTCTTACCCTGCTCAACCACTGCATTTGTAAGCTCATCAAGTGGCTGGTTCTTTGAAATATACCTAACGGTCTTCAAAAGTGAAAAATTCTTATTCATTCTAACGTTAGAATTATCTTCTTTATCATCGTCTGTTGGAGTTTCAACGTCCTCATCAGTAGGGGTTTCATCCTCATCAGACTTATCATCTATATCATCTTCTTTTGGGTCATCCTCAGTAGGTGTTTCATCCTCAGCAGGAATCTCATCATCCTCCTTTGGAGTATCAACGTCTTCATCAAACTTCTCTTCCTTACACTCAGTAGGGGTTTCATCCTCCTTTGGGGTCTTGTCTTGAAGCTCTTGAAGCTCTTCCTCTGTAATGTCCCTATTTTCTGCCTTAGCACGTTTAACCAAGTCATATATCTTATTAAGATTCTTCGTCATTAAACTTAATAATGTTCTACTATTATAAATATATCATTGGTAAGGTTTTTTCCTAATGTTTACCAATATTTTTTTATCTTTTTTTAAAGATTCAGAATCTCATCACATAAGTCCTGTATCTCTGATTGCTTTTCCTTCTCACTCTCCAAGTACTTCTCATAGCTTCTGCAAGATGGTGCTTCCGTTGAGAGGTATGCAGGTTCAAAACATGGTGAGCAATCAAACAGCATATCAATCTTATTGATTACCCTATGCTTTACACCCTTTTCATCTGTTGACCACTCATCAGCACCTTCCTCATCTGAGATTGTGAAGGCAAAGGAAGAACCACGGACAATGCCTGCTTGGACATAAGAAAGCACCATATCACCAATCTGATTATCCAACAAATCTAGGTCATATCTCAATCCCTTATCATCAAGGGTTAGTGTTAGATTCCCTTCTCCGAATCTTGAACGCCCTAGGACATCATCTTGATTGTGATTCCATAGGCAATAGATGTCACTTTTCTTCAAGGTTTCCTCAGTGATTGCACTAGGTGAAATGGTTTCATAGAATCCTAGGTATTGGGAAGGCTCATTGAACCTCACGCAATACCCACTCAGATGCCTTCCGCCATCAGAACGCAATTCAGAGGAAAGTTTCCTGTACTCAATTTCTCTCTTCATTAATAACGTTATTATATATAATAATTATTCAGAAGGATTCTCATCTTTTCCAATGGTGTTCTGAGCAATGTCAGTGTAAGGTATGACTAGCTCATCACCACCTTCAACCTCATTCATTCCCAAATCTTTCCTAGCTTCATTCCTAGAGAGGATTCCACTTGAAATCATGGTTGAGTAATAGTTGGCTTGTGCTTGTTTATTAGCCCTTAATACTGAATTGGTATCAAGAATTATCTTCAAATTAGTCTCAGCACCATTTAATAGTTTCCTATCCAACTCATTCTCAATCATGGTTATCCATGGCTGCAATGTATGTACCAAGAAATCATTCTGAACATCCTCCAAATTGGAGTAAGAAGAGTGGTTTGCAAGACCTAGAAGAACAGGGTTTACGTTAAAGAACCTACATATATCCTCAACGTTGAACTGTCTTGATTCAATCTGCTGAGCATCCTTTGATGATATACTGATTGGCTGATATTCCATTCCAAATGGCAATATACAAACGCCATTGCTACCATTGCTATAGGTGCTTGCCCAACTTGATAGTATATCATGCCTTTGCTTTGCGCTCATCACATTCTGCGACTTTATCACCCCACTCAGATTTCCGCCATTCTTGAAGAAAGATTCTGATTGGTTATCCGTTGCAGAAGCAATTGAGATTGTTCTCTTGGCAAAGTTCAAAAGACTAATGCCATGTACTCCGTCATAAGTGTTTTTCTTGAAATGCAGCATATCAGAAGGCTTCACCCTCATTTTCCCAAGCATTGGAACTTGATAATATAATTCATTCCTTTCCTTTGTATATGCTATGGTAACATCACTGCTTTCTAGAAATCGTAAAGCCTTTGGAAGACCTTCATTTGTGCGTTCTATGTAAACAAACGCATTACCCCTAAGAATTACGCTCTGAACTATCAGTTTGAGAATATCAAACTTGGTCAAGATGTTATTCTTGTCATCAAACAAATCTCCAACTGGGTGATTCTTAACAACGCTTGTTTTTCCCCTTGCTGACTTCTTTTTAATCACAATTGGAAGACTAGCCACACCATCACTTATCAATTGCGTACAAGCGAAAAGTGCAGGAATATTCATGCCACCATATTGGGCGTTTGAGAGACTTCCAAACAACAGACTTCCATCACCGTAAAAACCACTTGATGATGAAGAATCCTCTTCACTTCTCTTTTCCCTAATTCCGAAAAGCCCTCGTAGTATTGGGCTTCTTTTCTTATCCTTATCCATTAAAAAATCCTAATATATGTCTATAAATATTAGAAGGTTATTGAATCTATTAAGCTACCGTCATAGTGATTTTCACTTAGATAAGCACCTACTGCGTCAGCCATTGCAACAGCAACGTCAATTTTCTGCTCATAGGATTCCTTGCCCAATGCCACATTTTCATGGTTGTCTATGACTGCTACGCAATTACCTAGACAGAATCTAGTAACTTGGTTATTGTCTAGAATGATTTTACCTTGTAGGAACAATCTTTGAAGTTCCTTTATAGGTCTATTCATTGAGCTGATAGACTGAGAGAATGGTAACAGTGGGAATCCCTTCTCTGTCATTTCTATTGCCCATTGTGTGGCGTTCCATTGGTCATAGGCAATCTTGCGTATTGGGCATACCTCTTGAATCTCTTCTAGTAGCTTTATAATCCTGTCATAATCGCAAACGTTACCATCAGTTACAATCAAGTCACCTTGGTTTCTGAATTGTCGGTATCTCATGCTGTTTGGTGTTCCGTCCATTGCTGCCTCTGGCACAAACGCCCAATTCTTCACGTATATCTTATCATCCTTTGGTATCATAACGCTTACAGCTGTCAAGTCTGATACGCTTCCCAAGTCAACGCCTACATAGCAATATTCATCCCTAAATTCCTCCAATTCAACCTTTGCAAATGACTTGTCAACAAATGACATTGGAATCCAACTTGAAGAAGAATCAAGCCATTGATTCAAAAGCTTTGTCCTTACTGATACCTCTTGGGTTGGATTGTTCTGTGCCTGGTTCACTTGCTGCTCAATAAACTCTTCCTTTACACTTATATTGAGGTTTGGATTTGCCTTTATCCAATTGCTTTCATCACACCAATCATCTTCATCATCAAGGGTGTATATTAGACAGAATAGGGTATCATCCGTCTTCTTACCTTCCAATACTTCAATGTTTGATTTCCTGAATTGGTAGCAATATCCATTCTTATTGAATCCTGCTGTAGTTACTGCAACACCTAGGCTTTGGTCTCTTGAACCGCATGATGTTGCCAATACGTCCCACATCTTGCTATCAACTGCCTCGTGAAGCTCATCACAAGCAAAAGCACTACAGTTCTCACCATCAAGCTTCTGAGGCTCACTTGCAACAGTCTGAATCTTTCCATCATTCTTTGGAAAAAGAATCCTATCCCTATATCTCCTAAAATACTTACCTTTCTTGTCAATGCTTCTCAGATAGTTTGAACACATTGAATACATGATTTGGCTTTGTCTGAATGAGTTTGCTGATAATATCAAACTTGGATTTGCCTCACCGTCACATATCAACAGATATAGGAATATGGCTGCAACCAATGATGTATTGTGAGTTACAGTCATCTTTTCACCGCATAGATATGTATGGGAAGGAGAATCAACCGTAATACACCTTACAGGAACGCTTTTAACAGCCCTTATATCCTTGATATACTTAACATTCTTTTTCCCCTTAATATTTGGCAATAAGTTTAATTTCCTCTTCAATCTGAAAATTGGAATTGTTTTATCTCCATTGAAGGATATTCGCCATACCTCATTGCATTTCTTGCCGTTGATTGTTGGTGTTTTTCTTCTACAATTATATTTGATTCCAAGACTACTTAGCAAAAAGCAAATACCATTTGCAATATCAGTGTTTAACTGTTGTATTTCACACTGTGTTGAATGATTTTTATTGTTAACTGTCACACACCCATCAGTGTCCATCAAACCTTGCAATAAAGCCAATCTATTGCTGTATGAGTTATAAAGGAACTCTTTTGGAATGTGTTTGTTACCTCTCAAATTATGTTCAATTAGAAACTTGGAAAATTCAACGTCCTTCCATTCCCTTTTTGTGAAGTTTACTCTATAACAGTTACTATCTCTTTCCTGCTTGATTTCTGTTGGTGTATATGGAATATATGATAAGATTTCTTCCATATCATCACCATTTAGGCTTAACTCTGGCTTTTTGCTAGTTCCATCCCCTAACCACACACCAAAAGTATATGGGTCAAACGGTAATGGCTTTTCTTCATATTCCAAAGGTTTAGCAAGTGGAACTGAAACATAGCTTTCCATGTACTTTGTTGTTCCCTTGTGCTTAATATATCCCTTATCTATTATCTCTTTCGTTGTCTCAACATGGAAGTTGTTTTTATGCCATCTATCCACCAACCAATTGTGTTCCTCATCAGCAATTATCTTCTCACCATCTGAGAATGTTACTTCATAGCATTTATGATTGTATTTGATAGGTGTTACAAACGTTACCCTTGTTATGTTTCCGTCCTTGTCAAAGACTTCATCACCAACCTTCAAGTCTCCCATTGTGGTATAGCCATTTGGTGTTGGAATCTTGGTGGATATGTCTAGTGCTTTTCCGTTTTTTCTTCCAAGTTCAAGATAGAAGTTCCTAATTAGCCTTAAATTGTCCTTCCTCTTCTTCCAACCAAATAGATTGTAGATAATAAACTTCTGCCATGACTCTAGAAGGAAGGGTTGATTGTTGTATTTTCCTGTAAAATGTTTCAACTTGGAAATGAAGGTTATCACCTTTTCAACCGCCTCAGCGTCAAAATACCTATCATCTTTCTCAAACCATGAAAGATACCTCTCACATGCCATCTTAACATACTTACAAGATGGTATCTTACCGCTTAATATATCATCAGCGTATTGTGTGTATTTCTTATCCTTGATTTCTTTCTCTAACTCGCTCATCATATTCCTCCTTCCACATCCACTTATATCCGATTGTTGATGGTTTTATCCCATCACAGACATCAGAAATCTTGGAATTTGCGCCCTTCTTTCCGTTCATAAGAGCTGCCTTCCAAGCATTCGGAAATGCAGCCACAAACTCACCATCCAATGTCAGCTGAACAACCTCACCAAACCGCCTTTTTATTTTTTTCCTTAGCCCTTTTGGTCTTTCAAATGTTATGTTTGATAACCTGCAGTCCTCTTGATTGCCATTCTTCCAATAGTATTTCTTGCCCTTGTTTTCCTTGTCAAAGGCATCAACAACCAACCTAGCTACATTGACAAAGGTCTTGAACTTGTCAAAGCTGACCACATTGTATATAATAGGTAAAGGTGAGTGGTTTTCAATATCCCTCACCTTTCCCATGTTGCTCACCTCATATTGTGGGTGCTCTTCAATTACTTTCCATACCTCAGTCATTATCTTTAGTTTGTTAGAGCTGACAAAAATTCATCTGTTGTGTCTTTCTCTTCCATCTTCAACTTGGATTCTGCCATTGGAGATATTGCCAATGATTGTACTAGCTTCTGAACCTGTATGCTAGCATCATTCATAATCTTGATGCTTGGGTTTGGACATAGCCCCCTTGAAGTCTGGGTAACCATTCCGTTTGACCTAATCGCCTCTTTGCTCATTTGAAAAATATCATATTGGAATGCAAGGCTATCAAGCAACCCCACCCAAACAGGTTTTATCTCACCGTATTTTCCTAATAGGTAATCTTCCACGTTCTTAATGTATAGCTGTGTTGCAGGTAGATAGTTACTAGTGTCAACCATTCTTGTATTAGAAATATTCTCAATCTTCGCCATTCTCTTGTTCCTCTTCCTTTTCTGTATGCTTAGTGGCTTCCCACCTATATCCTTTATATATATCCGTCAATTTCTTACCACTCAAATACTTGTGATGTGCTGCTGCAAGTATTGAAGTCTTATGAAATCCGTTTTTCTCCAATTGCTCAAACCCATTATAAATGGCTATGCAAGCATTATTCAATAGCTTCTGTTTAACAATCCACCAACGCTTTATCTTGGTCTTTGGTGTTCTCTTTGGTGTTCCCCATTGGAGATTGATTGCACGGTTATCTGTCCTTTTCATATTCAAGTGAACAACCGTTTTATATTCAGATTCCTCTAAAAATGCAAGAGCAACTAACCTATGGACATACAGTAGCTTTCTTTTCCCACCATCATCAGGTGTTAGCATAATCTGCAAGTAGCCATTATTCTTGTTGGGATGTGGCTTCAAGATTTTTTCCTTGATGGTCTTGCTGCAAGTTCTTTTCTCTCCACTAGTTATAATCTTCCTTTCCCTAACCTTTACTCTTCCCATGTTACTAACTTCATATAGGCTGTAACCATCAATTATTTTCCAAATCTCTCCTCTCATCTTCCTCTTCCTTTTTCTTGTTATGTTTTTCCCACTTGGCAAACAGCAATGCACCTATAAGGTGTGAAGTGGCAATTGCGCCAATTACTCCAACCGCCATCAGTATTATTGAAATTACTTCCATTGTATCATCCTTTTATATATAAATATATGGTAATCTTAAAAAATACAAAGAATTTGAGAAAAAAATAAGGATAAAGTGATATTTTTTCACCTTATCCTTAAATCATATATTAGTAATTACCTGCATCTAAGGCATCAACACTTTCTATAGCTGTAAGCCTATTCAGAACGTCAGCCTTCAAAGCATCATAATCAGCCTTCAAAGCATCATAATCGCTCTTCAAAACATAGTTGGAAAGGTCACTAGCATCAGCCTTTGTTGCTTCAACTTCCTTAGCCCTTGCAATCTCATCAGTAATAGACTTGGTGATTGCACTGTCAGCTGATTTCCTCTCACTAACCTCAGTGGTCAATGCAGAAGCATCAGCCTTACTTGAAAGGTCAATATTGGCAAACTTGTCAGTATATTCTTTCCTTATCACGTTAAACGCTGCTGCAATTGCCTGCTCATCAGCCTCCAACTCTGACTTCAAAACAAAATTGGAAGTATCAACACTAGATGTATAGCTTCCTAGGATTTCCCAAGCTGAATTTATGTAAACATATTCCGTATAGATGTTTGTTTCACCACTTGTTTGGGATGGAACTAGATAAATCTTGTTCTCCTTAATATCACTTGTTGGAAGGTCATTTGCGATTATCAAAATGTTGGTATCAAGGTTTCCTAACTGTTCAAGTGGAATCCTACCATTGACCAAATCAGCTTTCTTTGAAAGTGTATCATCAATTGCGTTCTTGTCACTGTTGTAAGTTGATTTATCAAGGTAATTTGAAAGGTCAATATTAGCCACTTTATTAGCCACAACAGAAACACCGTTAACAGTAACATCTTGAATCTTACCTCCATTAGCCTTCAAGTCAGCAATCTCAGAATTTAATGATGTTATTGCAGAAACCCTTGCAGAAGTCTCATTTGCTATGACACCTTCAACTCTTGTTATCTCGGATTTCCTGTCACTTACTTCCTTGGTGATTGAGCTTGTCAACTTGGTATCACCATTCTCCCTTGCTGTATTCTCAGCTGTCAATGCAGAAACATCAGCCTTACTTGAAAGGTCTATGTTTGCTACCTTCTCAGCCACAACAGAAACACCATCAACCTTAACATCAGTAACCTTGCAGGCTGTATCACCAACCGCTTTTATCTTAGCTTCCAATGCCTTGTCTGCCTCAGTTGCCCTAGTGATTTCAGCATTGATTGAGCTTGTCAATGACTCCTTATCAGCAACTCGGTTTTCCGTTTCAGCATCAATCTTCGCATCCAACCTAGTAACCTCAGAAGTCCTATTCTCAATTTCATCATTGATAGACTTTGTAATTGCAGAATCAGCATTTTCCCTTGCAGTTACCTCAGCATTGAGATTGTCAGTCAATACCTTTTCAGCTGCCTTGGCTCTTGCAATCTCAGCTTCAAGATTCTTAGTAATTGCAGAAGTATCACCTGACATTGTACCGCTTATCTCACTCTCAGCTGCCTTAGCTCTTGCAATCTCATCTTCAAGAGACTTGATAATAGCAGAATCAGCATCAGTTCTATTGGTGATTTCACCATTGAGATTGGTTGTGAGAACCTTCTCAGCTTCCTTGGCTCTAGCAATCTCACCGTTGATGGTATCAGTTAAACCACTTTCAGCAGTCTTAGCCCTAGCCACTTCATCATTGATACTCTTGGTCAATGCGCTATCAGCAGACTTTCTATCAGCAATCTCAGTGTCAACCCTGCCATCAAGTCTAGTAACTTCGTCAGTCCTGTTGGTGATTTCAACGTTCAAGTTGTCAGTCAAAGTCTTCTCAGCTTTCTTTGCTCTATCAATCTCACCGTTGAGGTTGGTTGTGATGGTGTTTTCAGCCTCAGTTGCACGTTGGGTTCCTGCTTCAATCTTGGAATTTATATCATCATTTAATGCGTCTAGCCCACTGAATTTCAATCCATTCTCATCAACCGTCAAGTAACTTTCAGAATCGTCTGCAACCCTTAGATATACCGTACCATCCGCATGAACTTGTAAACCATCCTTGAACTCTGATTCAGCCAAGAATTTAGATACATCAATATCAACAACGTCTGTGCCACCACTAGCGTTATTATATGTAAACCTCAACTTTTGGTCAACTAGTTCTACCTTTGCCAAACTAGAATCCTTATATACGTTGATGGTTTCACCTAATTGAACGTCAAGACCATTTGTCAACTTGAAGGCTTCTTTTACATTTGCAGGTAAAAGGTCATCAGCAACCTTCACAATCTTCACTTTATTGTCAGTGATTGACTTGGTAATTGCGGAAACGTCTTCATTATGCTTATTGGTAAGTGTTGTTACAGCATCTTTGCGGTCTTGAATCTCCTTACCCAAGTTCTTGGTGAGAGTGCTCTCAGCCTCAGTTGCCCTTGAAGCCTCTGCGTTCAAGTTATCTGTTAATGCTGATTCAGCTGCCTTAGCTCTTGAAACCTCATCAGTGATAGACTTGGTTAATGCAGAAGTATCAGACTTCCTATTGGCTATCTCACCATTGAGGTTAGTTGTAAGGGTTGTTTCAGCCTCAGTTGCTCTAGTGGTTTCTGCTTCAATCTTGGTGTCAAGTCTTGATACTTCACTTGTCCTGTTGGCTATCTCTTGGTTGAGGTTGGTTGTTAAGACCTTCTCAGCATCCTTAGCTCTTGTCACCTCAGCATTGAGATTGGTTGTAAGGGTGTTTTCAGCCTCAGTTGCTCTAGTGGTCTCAGTCTCAATCTTGGTATCAAGTCTTGATACTTCTGACTTCCTGTTTGCTATCTCATCATTGAGATTATTGGTAATAAGGTTATCAGCATCTTCCCTTGCTTTTGTCTCAGCTGATAGGGCGTTTTTCAATTCCTCTGTGTTTCCACTAAGTTCCTCCCTTATAGCAGCATCTGCATCCTTGCGGTCTTGGATTTCAGTGTCAATTCTACCGTCAAGGCGTTCTACCTCACTTGTCCTGTCTTGGGTTTCCTTGGCAAGGTTATCTGTCAAGACTTTCTCAGCAGAAGTTGCCCTTGAAGTTTCCGTCTCAATCTTAGTGTCAAGGCGTGCTACTTCATAAGTTCTGTCTTGGATTTCCTTGTTAAGGTTATCTGTCAAGACATTCTCAGCATCAGTTGCACGTTGGGTTTCGTCAGTTATGCGGTTGCCTAGTGCTTCCTCACTTTTTTTTGCCCTATACACCTCATTTGCTAGATTGGTTGTGAGAGTATTATCAGCATCTTGCCTTGCCTTTGTTTCATTATCAAGATTCTCTTGAAGCTCATCATCAGCGTTCTTCCTTGCGGTTGCCTCAGCCTCCATGTCAGCGTTGATTTCATCCTCAAAGATGACTTTCTTCATGTCACCATTGGAATCCTTGGTGCTTATGAAAGGTCTCTCAGCATTTGCGTTGATGAAAAGCTCACCAATTGATGCTCCTTCTGCCTCTGGCATCTTGTTCTTCACAACAGAATTGAAGAACTTGATTCTTGGGATTTTTGTAGCCATTATTATGCAATAATTTTTTATATATATTAAAAAAGGTGATTGAAATCTATGCAGAAATCAATCACCAATAAATATCATTTATTCTGTTATTATTGTAACATTCTCTAATTTATCTTTCTCCAACTGTGCCTTGATTTTGTCAATGGTTGTTTGGTTACAGCCCTTCATGATAATTGTCTTCAAGTAATAGCATTCGTTAAACATTTTTGTCATATCCGTATCATTTGTCAAGTCCCACCCACTAATATTTAAGATGTTCAGTGATTTGCAGGTTTCAAACATCCTTATCGTGCTTCTAACTTTTGACGTGACCCAAGTGCTAAGGTCCAAGTTTTTTAATCCACCACACATATAGAACGCATAATTCATATCCGTAATATTTGAGGTGTCTAGACCATCCACTGTTAAAGATATGAGTTTGCCACACCTGTAGAATAAATGATTAAAACTAGTTAGCTCACTTATGTCACACCCAATTAATGTTGCATTTCCGTGGCTCTCTGGTAATAGACCACTAACAGAAAATTTTAGACTAAGCCTTGCTGAAATGATAGTATCGGTAATAAAGCCATTTCCAACAAATTGATTAAGGATTTTGCCACTTGGAATGGTAATCACATACCACCTGTTTCCCTCTGTAATTGGAATTGTTTCGCTTCCACCTTCATAATAAAGTACCGTCACGGTTTGATTGGTGTTACCGTTCAAATCCCCAACCTTGAACATTATAACGTTAGATGGCATGAAGTGGCATTCATTCTCCTTCTGACAATATGAGACGGATGGAGTAGGAATCTTGCTCATTTCTGCCTCATAGTCTGTGTGCGCACTAAAGTTTCTTATATACTTCATTAAAATTGCAATTTTATTATTATAATAAATACAAACTAAAAAAGCCTAGCCAATGAAAACACTGACTAGGCAAAGATTAATTAAAACAATGAGTTTAGATAGCTCAAAAATATATAATAATTTATAAGAGATTCTTCTAAAAGACGGATGGCTATTTTCCCAAACCGCCATCCGCAAAAATAACATTAAAATAAATTAAGTCTTAACAATGTCTAAAACTACATACATATATAAATCATCTTATGAATAGATAGATTACATTCAAATTTAGTAATCACCGCATGTTATGGTATCATCATTATCTGTTATAACACCATCAATCATGCAATCATTATAGTCATCATATACTTTCATTTATTACTTCCCTTTATATATAAATATCACATTGATTTCAAAATTACTTGATTTTCGGATATTTTTTTCAATTTTTTTTCTTAATGTTGCCATGTGCCTTTTGGTGGCAATCCCTACAGAGTGAAATGAAGTTATTTGGATTCCTCAGTAAGGAGTATCTTTCTACCATTGATAGATTATCATTGAAAGGTGATTGCTTATGGTGAACGTCTCTAGCTTGGACTATCTTACCTTCCTTCAAGCATTCCTCACAAAGTGGATGCTCCATAAAATACAGCTTCCTAACCTTCTGATAAAGCCTATCTGAATATAACTTCTTCCTTAAATTGGATTTGTCAGACGTTCTTTCCTTCTTCTTTAATCTGTTTATTGTTGGCATTACAAACACCCCTTATTATATGCCCTATAAAGGCATTTCCTGCCCCTCTAAGACCTTATCTCTTCCTTTCCTTATAACTTATCATCTTTAAAAAAGGAGGGGCTGGAATACTAAAAGATGCCCCTCCCATGAATGCAAATGAACTAGATATTAGAAACGTTCTCCTATGACTAGGATATGTTATAAACATTTATTATCTTTTTACTTATCTTACCAATCTCGTTGGAATGTATTCTGTATGGTTTGTTATCCACTCCTTTGTTAAACAATGACCTTCTTCATGGTCATAAATCTCAACCTCCCTTACTCCTTGGCTTGTTAACTCTTGAATATCATCAAACCTCTTTCCCTTCAAGTTTGGAAACTCAGTCAACGCCATACCAACAGCCTCATACCTCATTCAATTATTCTTTACTTTATCACCCCTACCAACTATTGCAAAGATATACAAAATAATTGGAAAAGCGAAATTTATTATTAACTTTTTTTAATTTTTCTTGGTATATCCGCTTATTGAGCATTTATCAGTGGGAAGCCATATTGTAGGTTGTGGGATTCTTTCATTCCTCATCCTAGTGGAATAGTTCTCTAGTGGTATATTCCAATTGGCTATGTTCAAATCCTTCAAAGGTACATTGGTGACAATCTTATCAATGTCAAAGATAATAAACATGGTTGGAAGTAAGAATATCTCTATCAATCTTTCATCTTCCTTCCTTTCCTTCATCATTGAAATGTACTTTGTGAACAATAGTGGAAGGGTCTTACTTGAAATATATCTACCATTGTTACGCTTAATCTCTACAGCGTATTTAATTTCCTTCCCTTTCTTGGTAACAGCCTTGAATCTGAAATCAACTGATGTTCCATTGACTGTAGGTCTTAGGTCTTTGATTGTTATTCCATTTTCCTTGAAAAGTTCCTCAATAATCTCTCTTGCTTGCAAGAAATCCTCAGTCTCAGACTTCTCCATCATTGCTTGGTTAGTGTACTTAATCATTGTCAAAAATTAATCTTTATATTAATAAATATCATATAAAATGAAAAAAGTAAGGGTTAAATGAAAAAAATATTCAATTGAAGAATGATTTATTGTATGAACTAGCAAGAGCAATGGCATCCAAGAGGTCATATTGCAAGAGCTAACGTGAAACCACTCATCTTTGAGGATGGTGGTTTCCGAGCAATAAACCCTTGATATTTGTGAAGGGGGGATTCTTAGTATATAAGTTATTCTTTCTATAAGTTCTTAGATATTATAATATACTAGAATAATATAATAATATATTTTATAATATTAATAATATACTAGAATAATATAATATATAATTTATAATAAAATATACTAGTAATAATATATAATATAATATTATCATTTATTATCATAATAAGAGAAATAAGGAAGAGAACACTAAACTGGATGATAACACTAGAAATAAATTAATACTACATGATAGGATGATAATTTCATGCTTCTATTAAATTATTTTAAGATTTATTTGGTTTTATCAATAATTTTGTATATCTTTGCAATAGTTGGTAGGATAATAAAAAAATATATTGCATTCTTCAAGTAATTTTGAAAGTAATGTGATATTTATATAGTAGAAGGGGGCTATTGCAAGAGCCTAGGTTGGAAAAGGTTTTTTTTAGTCTTTTATTGCTTTTCCGACCGTCCTTCTTTATTAAGAAGAAAAAAGACATTATTGATAACTAATACAATAAAAGATTAGAATTGATGAAAACTATCAAGTTTGGTCAATACACTTTTGACATAAGTGTTTCAACACTCCCAATAGAGGATAAGAACAATTGTAATTTTGGTAAGATAAAATACAAGAGGCAAAACCTTACATTTACTGACTTTATCAATAGGATTGAAGACGGTTATTCATTCTGTTACTGCTTCAATGACAATGGTAGGGTTTTTGGACAGAGAGAGAAGAGAATGGATAATTTCCACCATACCAATTTCATAGTATTTGACATTGACCATTGTGCAGCTAACATCCATGAATACTTGAACAAGCTTCCACTGAAACCTACATTGGCATATACCACAACAAATGATTCCAAGTTAGACCATAGGTTTAGACTAATTTATTTCCTTGATTTTACCATTATGAAATCTGAATCTTTCTATAAGAAGGTTTACTATAAGTTAGCTTCACACCTAGAGATATACAGCGGATTTAGGATGGAAGACAACTGCATGAAGTCACCATCCCAACAGTTCCTAGGAAATCCAAAGAAGGAAATAACAACGGTATATAACAACATTCTATATGAATTGGAAGACATCAACAAGCTCTCAATGAATGAGAGGTATGAGAAGGAAATGAGAGGTATCAAGGACACTGCAAATGATTCCAAGATAGAGGATGTTGAGTTGAATATATCGGATGAAATGAAGAATGACTTGAATGAAATGAAGGATTCCGAGTTTATTGCAAAGTGGAGCAATAAATACATCTATCTAATGGAAACTCCTGTAACCTATGATGATGATGGAATTGCAAGATTGTGGGACAAGGAATATTATCAAATCAAGAATAAGTTCTCCAAGGTTGAAGGGCGTACTATACCGTTTAAGCATGGAGAGAAAAGAAGGGTTGTTCTTCTCAATATGATTTCAACTATGCTAAAGATTAATCCTAGGATAACGGATGAAAACCTAGTTTTTAATGTAGTTGTTGAGCGTTATCATTTCTTTGACAACGTTGATGGAAAGCTAAACAATGCTTGGATATTGAATGCCATCAAGAATGCTAGGATAGACGATATGAATGGAAGGAATCCTATTGTCCCAGAGAATAGAACATTCAAGATTCAGAAGTCACATTTCATTGACTTGATTAATAAGTGGAATGATGAAGGGAAGAATGGAATGATGGTTCTCACCAATAAGATAAGGAAAAAGATAAATACCGAAAGGGTTGGTGCTCTATATGACTTCAACTTGTCAGTCAAGGAAAATTTGAAATGGCTTGCAGAACAAGGTATAGTTGTCAGTCAAGCAAAACTATATAGATTGAAGAAAGATAACTTTAAAGAAGTGGAGATTGCATAATGAGAGAACAAACAGAAAAGGTGTATATAATCTTGACAACATTGAGCAAGATTTTTAATTCCAATACTTTTGATATACACAGAGATACAATTGCTAGCCTCCTTTCTATAACAAATGGGATAGTTACCTTGTGCATGAAATCATTGAAAAAGAAACATGGGGTGATTGACTTTAACATGACAGATGAAAGGGAATATACAGTAACATTGATTGAACCTTCCCAAGACATTTGTGATGATGTTATGAAATACTCCCAAGAAGACATTAAGAAGTTGGATGGGACAAGCCTAGACAATTATAAGAAACTCCTAGAAGAACAAAAGGCAAGCCAATACAAATATAACAAGTTTCTAGAAAAGAGAAAGAAGGAAAGATTAGAGAAACAGCATGAATCATTAAAGAAATTCCTTGAAGAGAAAAGGAAGGAAAGATTAGAGAAACAGCATGAATCATTAAAGAAATTCCTTGAAGAGAAAAGGAAGGAACAAATTAATAACGGAAATAAGCCTGAGAAAGCGTTGAAATTTGTCTTTGATAAGCTTGGTATTAACTATGATTACCAACACATAGAGATGATTACCAAGAATCGTAAAGGTGAAGAGCAAGGTTATATATATGATTTCTTGGTTGAGATTGATGGTAAGAAATATGATGTTGAGGTTGATGGCTCTTCCCATGATGACAAAAAGGGGCATGATAGAGAGAGGGATGCATTAAGCAGAAGCATTGGAATTGAACCTAGGAGGTTTTCAACTCAAATGGTTTATCTAATTGAATATGAGGCTTCCAAAGGGATACTTACAAAACGTAGCCTTACTGATATGATACAAGGTAAATTCTGTTCAATAGACGGTATGATGCGTACCGTACGTAGCTTTTATGACAAGCTTAATGACCTCATAGATAGGAACAAACCAATACTAGAGCCTATGGAAGAGTCGTTGATGGATGATGAAGACAACAAATGTATCAACAACCTCAAAGGCGTTCTATCTGAGAAAATTGATGGAGAATATGGTGAAGTGGTTTATGGCGGTAAAGTCATTCCTACAGTAACAACCAAAACTCCATTTACGACAGTTACTTGTGGCACAAATGGCTGCAAAGGTGGTGATTGGGGGCATGGTAGTAGAAGCTACGTTAAGGTAGAAGGCGGTGTCCTTAGTGATTATCAAATTAGAAAGATTGATGAAGACAAAGATGGCTCTTCAAGTGGCTTTGAAATAGCAGTCGGTGGAGATTGTGAACTAGATTCAATGATTGAAACATTTGAAGCTGTTGTGTTAAATCTCAAAAATATGAAGAAGGAGGTATTCAAGGGAAAGGTCTATGGGATTCTTGAAAAATTGAACGATTCTGAAAGAAAAGAAGTGTTTGAAATATTAAAAAAAGAATTTGATAGGAAGAAGGAGATAAGGGATGAAATGGCTAGGGAATGTTTCATTCTATCAAAGAAGGATGAAAAATAATTCCAATTAGATTTCTGTTTCTTAATTTTTTTATATATCTTTGCGATGTAAACCACTACCAAGAGACACTAACAAAGAATAGCATTAAAGATGGATGCAAGAGATATATGCCTATAGGGATGGGAATTTAATAGGAGTTTATAAGTCAAGCCAAGAGGCAAGCAAAGCCCTAAACCTTTCAGATTCTACCATTTCAACCATCAAGAACCAAAAGAAGAAGACAAGGAAAGGGCTAAGGTTCTCCAACGAACCATTAGATGAAGAAACCCTAACTGAGGATAGGAAGACCAATACACTAGATAAGCATAATTTCTATGATGAAATTGATGAACGTAACTTCACATTTCCTTCAAAAGGAACTGATTTGGTCAGAGCACTAGAAAAGTATATTAGTCATAACATTAGACCAAGTGTAATGCGCATGGATAAGCAAACAGCCAAGCTCCATGAATTATATCTCAAAGGTCTCTTCACTAGGATTTATAAGAGAATTAAATAATATGGCGTATAAGGCGTACAGGAGGCTCTCAGAGCTGTTTTCTCCGTCTTGGTGGGTAACTATACCACCATGTAGTTTTGGGGGCTTTCCTGCGTGCCTTTCTATGGTAAAAAGACAATGAAATGAATTGGGATGACAATGGTGTTACCAACAGATATATGATAGATTGATTCTAAGCCCATTTCCTGACGTTCTGAGCCACTTTCTCATTGAAGGTGGAAACTATACCACTGAGGAAAAATAATGCCTTAGAACGCAAATTTTAGCTTATCCATGATAGACGGTTGAATGCAGTCTATTAAGCCATCCTTGAAGAAAAACCTTCTGTGACGGATGATTCTTTACAATTTTATTGTAATAGTTCAGCCTCATTTCCCAAATTCTCTTGAAAAGCCATTCTCCATCAACTGAATTAACCTTTCCAAGGGTCTTGTTTCCAACTATTCCATCAACAGTCAGCCCAAACAGTTCTTGAACTTTCTTAACCCCAATGTTTCCGCTCATCCAATACCAATCTACCAATATGTTTGCAACGGATTGATTCTTGATTGAATCAGCTTTCCACTTATCCCAATATAGTTTCTTGAATATATAGTTCCATTGGGATTCAGTCATCTTCTTCAAATCATCAACAGTCTTGTCCTTGCCATATACCATTCTATAGGTTGACAATGTGACACCCTTGTTGGTTGCTCCACCTCTATCATTCGGATGATTGCTGAATCCACCTTCCCATTTCTTAATGAAAGGAACTAACTTTCTATAATCTGCCATTATTAATGATATTATATGTAATAACTATCATAAAGGATTTGATTTAAGGCTGTTTCCTGACGTTCTGAGGCGTTATCTTATTAAAGGTGGATAACTATACCATTAGGGCATTTTAAACGCTTTCTAGGGCATTATATGGGATATGTTAAGGTGTGTTAATCTTCTTTGCTATCTCAACTTTTTTGAGTATCTTTGCGCTACAAAACAATAACATTAAATGAATTGAAATATGGGAAGCTTTATATTTTTGATACTGCCATTCATAATCCTCTATTACATTGTTACAAGGGGTAGAAAAGAAGGAAAAGAGGAAGAGGCCAAGCAATATATTGAGGATGAATCCTATGAAAGGGAATCCATTGAAAATGAAGTCTATGAAAGTGAATCCCAAAGGAAGGAACGTGAGAGACAAGAAAGATATGAGGAATATGTAGAGAAATGCCTCCTACTTGATGCTGAGAGTGGTTTCCGAAAAATGAATGAGTACAATGTCCTAACAGTTGAGCAAGAAAGTTGGTATGATAACTACGTTGAAACCTTCTGTGGCATTGGAAAGACCAATACCAAGTACAAGTTAACATCTTTAATAAAGAAAGGTGATGACGCTGCAAAGTTCTTTAGACTAGCCTTGGAGATTGGTGACGCTCAAAACGCAATGATTGCATGTAAACGTGATTGGGGATATTACGGACATGATAACATTGATAAAAAGGAAGAAGCAATCAATGAACTCATTGAATGGTCAAGGGAACACAACTCAATATATGGCATGTCATTTCCTGTAAGCGGATTGAAGGGTATGTCAATAGTTTACTTTGAGCATGATGGATTCGCCTTTGCTTGCTACATGGCAGCTTCAAAGAACATAACAGCCTTGAAGGACATTAATAAGAACTATCCTAGAATCCCTAACAATTGCCAACCATTGACAGTTGAGGATATATTACCAAGGCTAGAGACTAAGTTATTGGAAAAGTATAGCTTTAGTTAAAGAACGTTAAGTGACTTTGTTATCTCAACTTTTTTGAGTATCTTTGCATCAACAAGAAAATTGAATTATACCCTTCATTTTGAGGGGATTACAATCAAGAAAGAAAACTGATTTAGAGGTTTTAAAGATTAAAATCTATGTATTATACCCCTCCTAAGAGGGGATTAGAATCAAAAAAATATAAGACATGGAAAAGAATGCAGAAAACAACAATTTAGCAAAAGAAGTAGTTATTTCTTTGTTTACTAGAAAAGAGCTTATCTTTCTTAAAGAGAAGGTAGGGGGCATTGAGTGTAAGATGGCTCCATATTTTCTGATAAAATTTTATAGAGACTTTGTGATTGGCTCAATTTTCATTTATCTAGACAAACAATGTAACTCTTCTAGCTTATGGGAAAAATATGGGGTGAAGGAAGATGTTCTCATGGCAAAATTTAATAAACTTAGTGATTTAGAGTTATCAGAGCTTATGGGTATTTTGAATATTAAACTAGTAATGGCTCTGCCTCATGAACTAAATCAAGACGGTTTAACACTTGTAACGGATGATTCCATTTGATGGAATTACAAGGAGGGTGTGTCATAAGTCTGTGACGCACCCTTTTTTTGTGTGTGTTTCTATATATTCTAGTTGAATCGTAGTCTTTCTTCACAAAGGGAATCTTATTATATTGTATAGAAACTTT